ATTCTTCGGTTTCCGTTGTTGATAACTTGTTAATAAGTCCTGATATTTCTCTATCAATTTTATCTTCTTTGGATTTTGCTTCTTGGAAATTAGCCCATTCTTTTTCATATGGAACTAAAGAATCAATGGATAATGTTATTTCAAGGTGTTGTTGGTTAAATTCATGTAAGTGAGATTCACCCTCTTTTATGTTGGAATCTACCTTTGCCTTCTGTTCTCTAATTGTTTGTGAGTTCTCCATACAAACATCACACTCTTCATCATACTTGTGAGAATCTAAGTGTTCTTTCCTTTCATACAAAGAATCTAATTTAATTTTAGTCTTTTCAATATCAGATTGTAAAGTTCGTTGGGTTACCTTATTTTCCTTTAATTTGGTAATACCATCTTCTAAATCCTCCTCATCGAATTTATCAAGAATTTCATCAAGAGTAATTTGTAACTCCTCTCTATGTGTAATTCTACCTTGAATGGAATTTTTAGATTCTTTTAAATCGTTTTGTTTATTAGAAAGTAGTTTTCTTCTTTTTTCTAATTCTTCAATAGAAACACCACTATCTGCATTTAACTTAACAATTTTTTCATTTAATTTGATTATTTCTTTGTTAAGTTTTTCTTCTTCTGCCTTAGCAACATCTTGTTGAATATCTAAAAGCTTATATTCTGATTTCTTTTCTTTTAATTCAATTGCAATATCTGCTAATTTCTGAGTAAAATCATCTTGTTTAAATTTTCTAATTAATGAAGCATTATCTCTATTTTCATCACTTGCTTGTTGATATAGTTTATCAAAAATATCTACTCCAATAAACTGTGATAGAACTTCTTTTCGTTCACTTTGAGATTTATCAATAAATAATGCATTATTTCCTTGTAAGGAAAGTGTAGTTAAAACAAAATCTTCAAACTTACCTAAATACCTTTCTATCTCTTTATTTGTATCTTTTCGTTGTTCTCCGTTTAATGATTGAATAACACCACCATCTTCTTTCCAAAAGTTTACATCTACCTTTACCGATGTTCCTTTCCTAACATATTTAGCAGTTCTTTCAATAAAATAATCAACACCATCAATCTCAAAGTTAAATTTACAATGGAATGTATTCTTACGATTGTTTAAGATGTTCTTAGAAACATTTGTACGAGAAGTCTTATCATATATACAAAATGATAATGCATCGAACAGAGAGGATTTACCAGAGGCATTAGGAGCGAAGATACCAACGATACCTCGAGCTCTATCGAATCTAATTAAATTATCTTCTCCATATGAAAACATATTAGAAAATTGAAAATCTTTCGGTGTCCATAGAATATTTTCTGCTATCTTAGAATCATCTATTAAACCATTCATTTGTTTGTTTATATCTGTTATCTGATTCAATTCACCATCTCCTAACAAATATCTTCTTTCTAAGTAATCTCGTATTAATTGGTTCTGAAATGTTTCTTCTTTAACATTACCAACTATGTTTTTATTTAGTTTACTATCCTGTTTAAGTTGTCCCATTGTATCAGTTCTTGTAACTGTTACTTCTGCAACCTTAAATATTTTCTTTAATTCTGTAATACGAAGTTTCATTTCTGCTCCTCCTGTATTTGTAAATCGTAATCTTAATCTTGGATTCTTTGGAAGTTTAGTACCAACTTCTTCATATACCCATTGTGGTATTTTACCATCAACTACATCAACTGTAAGGAATCCGTAATCATTATGTATATGATGCTCGGTAAATGTTCTTGTAGGAATATCCCAAAGTAGATACCCATGGTTCTCTAACATCTCCCCATGATTCTGTTGAACCATAGAACCTGCATAAGCAATGTGCTCATAACCAGGACCGAATGTTTGTCTTTTATGAATATCACCCAACATAGCCATGTCGAATCCATCGAACATATCCACTTGGAATGAGTTAGAGGAAACTGTATATCCAATATCTGTTTGAGCTTTATTTACTGGTCCATGAAAAAGACAGATTGTGTTTTCACCTTCAACTGTATTTCCCTTAGGCCAGTTTTCCTTGTCATCTAATATAGAATAGACACAGAAAGTAAGGTTATAGATATGATAAACACCAGTATCACGAAGATAATGAATTCTATCATTTGCAAGATTTTCGATAATAGGTGTGAGTACATCAAGTCTATGCGAATTATTTAAGTTACAATCATGGTTTCCTGTGATTACCACAGTTTCTCTTAACTTTGCACACTCAGTAAGAAACCAAGATATTTCATGAATTAACTCAGGACTCATCTCTGTTTTAGCATGAGCAATATCTCCTGCAAGATATATGAGGGAATCCTCTATCTTATCTTCTTTAACTTGTTTTAAGAATTTTTTGAATACCAATCTGTATTCTTTGTGCCTTTGTAGATTTCTAATGTGTAAATCTGCAAGGTGGTAAACTTTATTTATAATCATATATACTCTTTATATGGGGTAGGTTTGTAATTTATTCTATTGTAATAAAACTTTTGTTTCATCATAATCTTATAATTATCTTCAATTTTGTGTGAATTATTTATATAGTAATCTCTTAATTCTAAATTAGTCATTTTATTTAAAATATCTAAATTTGATTTATACTGATTCAATACATCTTTAAAAGTTTCTTTAGGAGTTATATCAAATAAAGAATCTGCTAGCCAAAATCCTAAACTTTTAAGATACTGATTACTTCTAGTACCATTAAGAATTAATGGTATATTAAAAGATAAAAACGGATTCCAAGTTTTTTCACTAAATTGAATTTCATTATGAGGTGTTGATGGGTTTGTTTCTAAAATACAACTAACATAACTATTCATACAATATGGAAGTGGAGGTAAATCAGGATTAACTGATCCTTCACCAGACTGTTCTAGTGTGGTATCTAATATAGTAGGTATGTTCTCTTGTTTCCATTTTAATAATCTATCACTTAATGTATTATCATTATATGTTGAACAGAATGCACTATAAGCTAAATAAGAATCTTTATCCAAACCAATATTGTGAACATATTTGAATATTTCAAATCTTTCAGCTTTATCCACTCCTACTATAAGATTTATTTTCTTTTCTCTTATGTTGTTCATAAATGGCATTAATATTTCTGATGTACTTTTGTAAAAAGAAGTTTCGTTGGCTCTATATCTATAATAATTTAAGTTTAAATTATTTTCGTTATCATTCCACATAAACTTATTAGAAAATATAGTATAATGTTCAGTATCTTCGTAATTACGACTACAATCATCATCAAAAATCACCAATTTTATTTTATATTTGTTTGATAATTTAATTAAAATTTTATTTAACTGGCCAGGTATATCTGTTGGTAAATACTTTATATCAAAAATAATAGTATCATTTATATTTGGAGAAATATCAGATATATGTTTTTCCAATAAACTTGGATACGGCGGTTCTTTATCTTTATACTTTGCTCTTTCAATCATATCCCAATCATCTGATGTAAAATATGAAACATCTGTATCTGAATGAAAATTTATTAAATTATACCAAGGGGTATAAGAACCCTTCTTTATATGATGCTTTATTATATGAATCATAAACCTTTTAATTTTTGTGATATTATATCACCGAATCCTGTTTTCTTAGATTCTTTTAATTTATTATTTACTTCTGTGAATCCCATATCAGATGCATCTTTATCTGTGGGTTTAATGTTTTTTGTATCAATTCCTTGATTTTGAAATTGCATAGTATAACGTAATGCCTGTCCTTGAGCATCTTCATCTAAAAATATGTTTATATTTTTTACTTCATTTTTAAATATAGCTTCATTTAATTTGGTAGGAATGAACTTACCCAATATTGGTATAGAGTTTCGTTTAACTGCCATTGCATCAAATACACCTTCTACTAGTGTAATTGGTTCATCCCAATTTATTTGATTTTCAAACATTATAACATTTTTCGAAACTGGCGGATTTTTATATTTAAATTTTTCTTCAACAAATACAGACCTCGCGATGAAGTAATTGAGTCTATTGTTAGAATCATAAGAAGGAATAATAATACGACCGGAGTAATGACCAGAAGTACAATAACCAATATTATATCGTGTAATATCTTCTTTAGTAAGATTACGAGATTTTGCATAATCTATTACCTTTCTGTACAAAGGATTTACTTTTCCTTTAGGTACTTTTAATAATGATTGAAACTCATTAGGTAACCTTAACTCTACCTTTTCATCTTCGGTATCATTTGAATAAACTATGTAATCATCACCATAGACTTCATAAATCTTTTTTAATTTATGATTATCTACATGAAGTCTTTTTAATAACCTTTGTATTCGTTTTCCTTTCGCATCACATACCCAACAATGCCATTGTTGTGTTTTTAAGTTAATCTGTAACTTTTTCTTGTGGTGATGGCAAAAAGGACAATAGTGAGCCTGTTCATCGTTTTTCATTGATGTACCAACCCCCAAGATATCATCCAATATGTTTATAACTGATTGTTTCTCATGGTGTGAGAGCATATTTTATCTTTTAATATATGTAAATATACGAAATTATTCTGTAATTTCCAAGTCTTTTCTAAAAAACTTTCCTAAAAGATTATCATTTAGTGATAATTCATCCGCTAATACATTATGTGAGAACTGTTCTTGTAATTCATAATAGGTTAATGCCTTCTTTCCTTTACAAAACTTAAGTATTTCTAACTTTAATGTATCGTTTATTTCTCCTCTTGGTTCTTGTTCCAATGCCATTACATTTTCATGAAACCATAGTTGTACTGTTGGATTTGAGGAACGATAATCATGCCATTTAGATTCTTTTTGAACCATTTCATATCGTTTGATTCTTTTATCTGTTAATTTAGCTATTTCTTTTTTGCCAAATTTTCTTTTTCTAATAGAAACTACTTGTTTTTTACCAATGTAGTATTCACCAGTTTTTCCATTAGTTATTTTATATATAAAACCAAATGTACCCTCAGGCATATCTGATAATTCTGTTATACATCTACCTTGGTAAGTCCATGTCATAGTTAAAAATCTTGAAATCATCTTTATACCTTTCTTTGACCCAATCTATCATCCATTCTTCTGTAAAGAAGTTTTTATAGTAATTTTCTTGATTTAAAGTTGGATGTATATCGTAAATTGGATTACGGTTAAGATGCGGTATATCTGAAGTGTGATTTAATTTATTTAATATTGTTTTCATATCATTATGATAATTTTCATAATGGGCAACAAATGATATTTGTCTTTTTTCTGTTTTTCCCGCATCGGTATAATAACTTTGGGGGAGAATCCATTGATGAAATGGATTTGATTTTTCTAAAAACTCACCAAATGAATAGTTGTGTGTTTTTTTTCTAATCTCATGATTGTAAGCTGAGGCAATTCGTGTGTATGGATTTCTTACTATTGTAAAAATATAATAATCGGATACATCATCTACCCATCTAATTGAATCATGACCTGTAATTTGCTGTGTACCATCTATTCCCCTTATTATAGAAGACAATGATGTTCCTCCGGTTTTAGGTATATGAATAAATGCCCATTTTTCAGAACTATTTATCAGTAAACTCAAGTTGTTCGTTTAGCGTTCTACTGAATCAGAATATTTCTTCTCAATCAATTTTCCACCTCTAGCGGTAGCTAAAGCTTTATCGTCTTTATGCAATTTGTTAATCATGTTAGCTGATGTAGGTGTTTTATCCTTACTACTTCCACTTTTAAGTTTTGCAAAATCTGAACCTTTGTATAAGTCTTGTATTGATGCCATATCGTTTTCTTTTTATTTACTCTTCTGATTCAAACGAACCAATTCTTTTTATTACAAACTCTCCTTCAGAGATGTTATCGAATGTAGTTGTATCATCATCATATTCGTCATATTGTAATACGTTTCCTAAATCATTATCTTCTGCATAGGATTGAACTTCTTCAAGTGTTAATTCAATATTATCCGTTACTACTGTTTTGTCGTGTGCTAATAATTGATATTTTGCCATAATATATTTTCCTTTGTTTAAGTTGGGTTAGTTTTAGAATAACCTCTAGTATAAATATAGTTAATCGCAATAAACCGATAAATACTATGTATCGATTCTTACGATAAAGTTCATATCGTAATCTGGTAAATTCTTTATTGGTTGTGGCAATTTAGCAACTGCAATCATTTCGCCAGTATTATCATATATACCAATTGTTGATATATATGGAGCTAAATAAGAACCAGTTGGGTCTATTGAAGCAGATGTATCATAATCATCCCATGAACCACTTATTGATGGATTTACAGAACCACTATAATATTTTGTTTGAGTTATATCATCTACAACATTAATCTTTTTAGTTCCAGCTGGGAAAGAATTTAGTTCTCCTGTTATTTCTGTTTCATAAGAACCACTCATTTTTACATCTATTGCAGAGGGGTTTTGAGAATAATTAAATTCTCCTGCCTTAGATGTAACTAAAATCTCCATCTCATTAATAGTTTTAGTAGATTTGAAATCCATTACATAACTACTAAATTGTGTAATATCATCATTGAATATTACCAATCCTTCAGAATACATTATATTACCAAATTTTAACTGGTCTAAATCTACTCCTGCAAAATTAAATGCAGTTAATGTTGATATTCTTCCAGCTTCTAAATCAATTCTTACTATGTGAATAGTATCAGTATCACCACCGAAAGTCATTTTTGCTAAACCTGTTTCCAAATCAATTGCAGTTTGGCCAGCTGATGTCCATAGTGTTCCTATAAATTCACCATCATCGGTATCAGACATTATTATTTCTCCAGTTTCTAAATCAAAAGATACAAGAGTATATTCTGGGTTTAATGATGTTATATTTCCCTTACCATCATCTGAAAATTCAACCTCGTTAGTTAAATCTTTAAGAATCAAAGAAGTTGGTTGAATTCTTTCTCCATACTTCTTCTGAGGTAATGCTATAACATATCCAGTTGTACCCAATCTTCTTTCAAAAGCATCTCCAATAGTTTCCATAGTACCATGTAAGGTAAATGGATTTCCTATATCAGAATAATATTTTGATTTTAAAGATTTAAATAAAGGATATGTATATAATCCTTCTTGTTGAGTTGCAGTATTTTTATCAAACTCTCTATCTGTTGTAAAGGAACCAGAAATTAATGGGTACTCAGTACTATTAACTGTCCAAGTTTTATTAACTTGAAAAGCTCTTTTAGAAATATTCGATTTATTTAATGTCTTTAACATATAGATTTAACTTCTCTATATAAATATACTAAAACAAAAAACCCCACTTATGAGTGAGGTTTTTTTTAATTTAGGGGAAATATAATTAGAAATCTAATTTTACTTTTATTAATACTTCCTTATCGTATGATTTTGGAATTGGTTGTGATGTTTTAGCCACCGCAATCGTTTCGTTTGAATCATTCATCAATCCAACAGTTGTAATAAATGTCTTAGGGTCTTTTTCAAATGTTGATTCTGCGAATTTGTTATCTGAACCAGTTACATAAGTAGGATTGTTAGAGAAGTTAAATTCTCTATTTGTTGCTCTTATAAAGTAATGTGATGTAGAAACATTTTCTGTTCTTCTTGCTTGGAAATCACCACCACCTTTAATTGCGTTTTGTAGAAGATAATGATTTTGTCCTTCATATGCAGTTCCTGCATAAATAGTTGCACCTAAGTTAGAACCACTATCAATAGATGTTCCAATTAATTGGTGAATTGCAGTTGGGTTAAGTACAATAAATCCTTGGTCTGGATAGAATGAACCAAATCCTCTACCATTAGCATCTTTTAATGTACTTACTGTAGCTTCATTTTCAGTTCCTAAGTTTAATGAACCACTTGCAACATTAAATACTCTACCAGCTTTTCCAACTGTATCTGAGAATTTCTTACCACTATCATCAATAAATGTATGTGTTCCAGTAGAACCACTTAAAACCATTGACCAGTTTCCTGCATCCATTTTCTCTTTGTAACGAGCACGAGCTACATTGATTACATAGATGTCATCTGAATCATGAGTTCCAGCTGCGGATGATGAATAGAATGTAAATTTATCATCATTCGGTTCTAACAATATTGATTTGTATTGTGCATAGGTTGCTTTACTTGCTAATGTTGATGAATCTGAAGTTGTTAAATCAACTGAACCACTTGCGTATTTGTGTCCATATGCAGCTGCATATTGTACAACGGCTGAAGTATCAGTTGATGGATTCTTATCATATACATTAACATAGTAGTTTCTACTAGCTGCTGTTTGTGTAGATGAAGTAAAGAAAGTACTCATACTTCCAGTATCACCACTCCAAAGACCAGTTGTTACAACTTCTATCTTTCCATTTACTTGGTCAAATTCACCAAACCTTTTATAGATACCATTAGAAAGTGAACCTCCGGTTGCACCTAATTTATCTCCACCTGTAAGGTATTGGTTAATTATTGTCGTTATTTGTTCGGATGTTAAATTACCTTGGTTGGCATCTAAATAGTTTGCCAACTCTTGTGATAAATTTACTCCCGCTTGTCCTTTTATTTGTGCCATTTTATTTTATTCTCCGTTTATTAACTTGGTTGTATATAATTGATTGTTACTGGTATAGATGATGATCCTCCAGTTTCATTACCATATACAGTTATAGTTGTTTTGATATTTTTTGTAATATTTGGGTTAGGTATAAATGTAAAAGTTAAACCTGTTTCAATCGCCGCTGTTGCAGTTATCTCATCACCTAAGAAAGCTGGTGTTGAACTTGCTCCTGCTGCTAAACCTGTACCTACAATAGAACCTGCGTTCTTGTTTGATAGTATCATGGTATAACCAGATTGTCCATTACCAGTTGGTGAAGTTGTTGGGGAAAGTTCAACTTGACCAGAGTTTTGGTTTACTGAGATTGATGGTACACCAAATTCTACTTTTGGAATCTTAGTTGTTCCTTTTGGTAGTGTTACCAATTTATATCTTAATACTTGTGTTTCGTCTGGAGAAGCTTCCGTAATTGGAATTGCTTTGATTGCAGCATCATAAAATGCACTACCTTTTGGATGTGCTGGTTCGTATAATGTGTAATCTACCTCATCATCACCCAATGCAAACTTGGAGATGTTGAGACCTTCACCTGATGCTAGTTTTTCTCTACCCTTTTTGGTTAAGATTGCATCGACTGTTATTTCTGCGTTATTTAAATAAGCCATAATATGTTTTTCCCTTTGTTATTCAATATATAAATATAACTATTTTATTTTTTAGTTAATTTCTTTCTGTTATTATTTGTTAGTCAACTTCTAATATAGGTTCACCACTTCCTCTTCCACTATCAGAAACTCGTAAAGTATTCGGATTAGTTGTAAATGTTTGAACAGGAGAACCACCATCTAATGTAGTTAATGATGTTTGTTTTGAACCAAGTGAAAATGAATTTTCAAGGCCGGTAGTTATATCACCCACATTTCTGTAATGATAAGGAACATAACCATCTAATGGTTCTACCTTAGTTACATTACCAGCTAAAAGTGAACCACTATCTGCAAAATTTCTAAAGTTTACTCTTTTACGAGTAACTGTTGTTGCAACAAAATGTCTTCCTTTTGAAGAATCGTTTGAATCTATATTCTCAGGAACATCTACCGAAAAAGTTTCTGTAATAATATCTACTCTTTTTCTTTCTTTTATAAAATTATTATTTTTATCTAATCTTGTTATGATACTATGTCCATTTTCTGCATATAAACCGAAACCAGCTACTGTTAGTGATTCAGGATTGTTTCCAACTTGTTCAAAAATATCAGAAGTAAATTCACCTTGTGCAGAAGAACTAAATTCAGCATCTATCACAATGGATATACCTCCCATATTAGAACCACTATTTACAGTTATAAATCCAAATTGATTTATATCGTTTTCTGCATTTATTGTACTGTTATATGAATTCTTACTACTTACTAAATTTGGTGATATAGAAGATGATATAAATCCACTATAGTCATTCTTTGTAGAACTTAATACAGTATGTTGTGAAGCGGTTAATATACCTACTTTACCATCATTGGTTGAGTTCACACTAATATCTTCTTGAGTATCTATTGAAGAATCATGTTGATGTGATGATGCAATTGTAGGTCTTTTTTCTACTTTACTTCTTTCAAGTATATGTGGTTCAATTAATAATCCACTTGATACTTTTGCTCTTGCTGGTACTAAAGATTCTAATACATCAAATAATGATTTATCTATATACCTTACTAATTGAATATATTCAGATAAATTTAAATTATATCTATCGAAGTAATAATTTCTTAATGAAGCTAAATCCTTGTACTCAGATTTAAAATCATCTGATGGGTCACCAATATAATTATCAATATTAAATGAACCAAGAGATTTCATAATATCTAAATTGATTTCTTTTATAGGTGAGAAAAATAATCCTAACTTATCACTATCTAATGGTGATTGGTCAAATGATTTTTTAGTAGCCCTACTTCTATATGATAAATCTGTTACTTTAGTTTGTGTTTCGAATCTTACTTTATTACCAAAACTTATACCAGTTGATGGAACTTCTGCAGTTACATCTCTATCATATATTTTATATTGATGTGGGTAATCTGAAATAGATGGTAGATTAGAAGCTGTTGCAAATGTGTCATATGTTCTGTTTACAGATACATTTTTTATAAATGGGTCACCACTACTATGTCTGTTTTTTGGATGTTCAAAATCTAATCTAAACATTAAATCTTCAGTAGATGATGAAACATGATTACCATTTATTGCCTCTGGCATTAATGTGTGGTTATTAATAACTGATTCACTTAATGGAGCAGCCCATAATCTAAACTCATCAATTGAACCTGTTAAAGTAGAACCACCTATTTTTAATTCTTGTCCACTACCCCAACCATTAGAACCAGAAGGTACTTTAATAGTAGTTGATATTGTGTTTCTAATTCTACCTTGGAATCCTTCTTTTAAGTAAACATCTATCGTATCATCAACTCCTACACTACTTCCTGTTGTTCTGTTTACAACTAATTGTGAGTACTCATCGTTAAAGAATGCAACTTTTTCTGTTGAAGATGAAATAAATTCACTTCCACTTAATATATTGAATGTTAATTTTCCAAGTGAACCAGATTCAGGATAATCTATATCAAGATGCCATCCCGAACCACTAATAATATTTTGGTCTTGTTTTTGGTCTGTATTTACCCTAACTTCTACTGAATTAGGATATTTTCCATTATGAGATTTCCAAGGAACAATAATAGAAGAAGCTCCACTTATGTTAAGAGAAGAAGTTCTATCTTCAAATGTAAATGTAGTAGTTGCATCTTTATTTGCATTTTGTGGGCCACCGAACTCCATTATAGTTAGTAAAGAATTTGGAATACCATAACAACTTAAAGCTGCAGATATTGCTCTTCGTGTACCTTTATGTTTTTGTAGGTATGGTAAGTTATTAAGTAATCTCCTCCAAACTTCATTCTGTCTATCCTTACCACTCATTGTAGATACAGATGTACCATCAGAATGTTTACCGAATGCATATTCCCAAAGTAATTGAGATTGTGCACCCATATCAGCATCCCAACCAAGGGATTCTAACATATGATAAATAACTTTATCGTTAATTCCGTTTTCGAACTTATGTTCTAATTTTTTATTTTTATTTATACCATCAATATGTGTCCATAATATATCGAAGTGTTGACCAATCATATCAAAGAATAAAGTAAATGATTGACCTTCTTGGTCATTTTGAATATGAGATGGTAAGTTACTAACTAATCTTGATGTATTGGTTTCATCATATGATTTAGCACTTAAGATGGTTGTATTATACCAAGTAGTTACTGATGAATCGGTAGATGCGGATAATGCCGAACCTCCAGCACCAGGCCATGTTATACCACTAAGTGATGAACTCGTATATAATAATTTTTCAAATGCATCAAATCCTTTTTTAGTATCATTGATTTTACTAAGTGTTCTATTTGCTTCGTTTCTTACTGCAACTGAACTTGAAGCAGCTCCACTTATTGTACCAGTTCCTCCTCCAAAGTCTATTGAAGAACCAGATACCAATCCATTATATCTAGTTTCGTATGATTGAATTAATTTAACTTTGTAAATAAAGTTTTCAGTTCTTTCTTCTGCAGATGAGTATTTTACAAATGCATCCCAATTAATTGAAGGAGTTCCACTTGTTTGGAAAAATGTTCCTGTACCAGTAGTTTCTACTAATGAAGTAGATGCCGTTACATAAGAAATATTTAAATTTTCTAATGAGAATTCGGAAGATGATACAAATTGATTAACAACATCAGATGATGATTGAGAACCACTTGATATTAAATCATCTAATATTTGATATCCAATTACATCATTAACTTCTAATGCGAAGTTTGGAGTAAGTGGAGTACAGTTCTTAGAAATATCATCTATAATTGTTATCTGGTCAATTAAAGGTACTGCCTGTAATTTAGATAACCAAATTCTATCATTTGGATTAATATTTTGAGGAAGAGGTTCGTATAATTTTAATATTAGTGATTTTTCTTCGTTTACCTTTACTCTTGTATTGTTTGTTAAATCATCTTCAAATGTAGATAATGTTTCTGTATCAATTCCCCATGTTGCAACTAATTTATTAACACCCTCACCTAAATGTAAGTAATGTGTTAAGAAAGGAGATATTGAATCTTGGAATACAGATTTATCAAAGTTTTCTATGAATGCTTTTTTAATATCAGATATAACTTGACCTCTTCTAAGAGTTAAATCACCAGCATCAAATGAAATACTTATTTGTTCTGTTTTACCTGCAGTTACTGCATCCCCTTCTGAGTTATATGGTATTAATAATAAATCAAATTGTATTACTCCATTAACTTCTGTTGGTTTGATATTTGCAGATGATAGTTTTTTTAATACATCACCAACATTAAATGAAGTAAGGCCTGCACCAGGAATTTTTCCTAATGATGTACTTGATGTTACCTTTCCTGCATAAACTTGAACATAGTTTGTGTTTATAGATTGCCAACTAATATCAAATGGTACATTGTATCCTTTGAAGTCTGCACCAACAATGTTTTGTGGGTAATTTATATTTGTAATATCAGGACCAGGAATAAAAGCTTTACTTTCAACCGTTACTGATATCTTTTCTATCGAACTACTTCCAGCAGCCTTTGAAATTCCTTGTAAGTAAATTATATAGTTTCCTACTCCATTGGAAAAATCTGATTTACTTAAAACTAAACTACCATTTAAATCTATTTTTCTTTTTGTTTTACCAAGAGTATAAATTACTTCTTCTGAATTTACACTACTATATGGTATCTTAATAGAAGATGGATTAGATATGTTAAGTTTAAAATTTTTAATAGATGCCTTTACACTTGGAGCAAGTGGTGAAGCTTCACGAGGCATTTTACTAGCATTAACTATAATGTTTGTTTGACCTGATGATAAATCAAGGTCAAATCCTCCTGAAGTTATTTTTTTATTACTTCTCTGGTCTGGTGTATTGTATTCGTATGTTACTGTATGTGTAAAATCTGAAATACCAACTGATGTAAATGATATACTTGATTTTTCTCCATTAACTGTTGGAGTGTATGTTAAATCAATATCATCCTCATCTAAAAGATATCCACTTTTTCCCCATGATGTTTCGTACTTAATAATATCATCAGATGATACAAAACTTTCTACATTAAGTTTTATTGGAACATCAGGTGCAGGGTCTTCTACAATTTTAACAGATTCTAAATTAAATTTTAAATTAACAAATTGAGATTTATTTATAGTCTCTGTTATATTATTTATTTGATTTGGAACATCAACAAATTCCCCATTCTTTTCTAATTTAAATTCATAGTAAGAATATTGAATTGTACTAACTGGTCTTGGTTTTCTAGGGCCCTTTCGTCTTACAGGTGTAGTATATCCTAGATTTGCTGCAGCGAATCCACCTGTACCTCTTCCTAAATTATCGTTAAATTCAATACCACCATATCCTCTATCTTCAATTCCAAAATTACTAATTAAACCATTTCCTCTAATTGGTATTCTATCTTCAATAACAACATCATCAAAATCTATAAAATCATCATCTGCTATTACTAAAGGTGTTACTGTTTTAGTAAGAACTTTTTCTACAGCATATAATTTATATTCTTCATTTGATACAAATCCATCCTTAACTACTTTGAATATTTGTGGTTGTAGTAATTCTTTTCCTGTAAATTGGTAAACCTTTGTTGGTTGGTTTAAAGTATCTTTTCCATTTAAAATAATACTTCCCCCATTTGTTGAAGTAACTGAAACTGATATGCTTCTACTTTCTGATAAAGGTTTTGAAGGTGGTGTTGGGTATCTACAAGTAGATTGTTTATTTATGGTTGCTAATGGATTGTAATTTATAGCCGTTCTATCAGTACAACCACTAACTACTCGTATTGGTGGTTTTGGTCTTGGTATTGGTTCTGATAGTTCTTTTATAGGAATAATATCTCCAGCTTCATCAATAAATCCTTGATCGGAAACTCTTTCTCCAGATTTTGTTGTTGTAACAGGACTTATCGCCCCTCCTGCTGCAATTATTGCATTATCAGAATATCCTCCTCCACTAAGAATGGGTGCGCCAAATGATTCAACTACTTCATCACTAAAGTTTGCATCACTTGGTAATCCTCTTGTTAATCCTCTTGCCATATCTATAAATATCTATACAATATATTCCTATAACTCTCTTGGTGTCTTTGGTCTTCTTAATACTACATCTCCTCCGCCGATTCCTCCAGTCAAACTAATAGCTGTATTTTTAACTACATCAACATAATCTGCTACTTTTCCTTCTTCTATTAAGATGGCACTATAATTATCATTTCCTAATGGTTGTGAGACTCCTCCATATGAACCTCCTCCTCTAATAATTGGAATTTGTTTTGGTCTTGGTTTTGGTGGTGGTGGAGATGGTTTAACTCTAATAGGAGATTTAGTATCTGGTGGCATCACACTTACACAAGATCCCATATCTGTTACTATCACACCAGCCTGTTTTGATACTGTACCTGCTTGTGCACAAATTGTTGTTGTATCACCAGGAAGTAATTGACTTGTTGTTTTTGTATTTCCAATAGCATCTTTATATGTTACTGATAGTGGTATTGGAGCTACTTCATTATAAAATGGATTAGGAGCTCTCATTCCTATTCCATAATTATTATTATATGTGTCAGAACCAAATTGATTTTGGCCGTAATATTCTGCAATTGCCTTGTAATCAGGAGCTGGGTTTACTGTTTGTGGTTTAACATTATTGTTTTTAATATTATACATCTTAGTCGATACCACATTTACAGGTTTAGGAGTTTCTCTTACATCTCCTTTAAATTTAAATTGACCCTTATCGTGAGTAATAGTAAATGAATCAAATTCTTTACCTATAATACTCTTGTTAGTTTTTTGTTCTTTATATTTAATGTTTGCAGTTGCAGACCAAACATAATAGTTTTTAGTGACAGTTTCTATAACGACTATTTTATCTTTTACAATAATCTCGTATTTACAAGTTCCATTATCAACAGTTGCATTTGGATTGTAATTAAGTGCGGTTATATCTGTACATCCTTTGATTGTCGGTTCTTCTTTTTCTTCTTCCTTTTCAACCTCTATCTCTTCAACTACTTTTGGATATGTACAACTACCATCATTATCCTGTGCCATTGGATTATAATTTTCAGCCTTAGGGTCTGTACAACCTCTTACTCTTGCATTTACTTTATCAGGAACAGTTGAATTATATATTGAACTTGAAGTAGTTGATTTTAAAATTTGTTTAACTTTATCAAATGTAATTTGTTCTTCTTTACTTAATATATTATCTACTTGTACATCTCTTTTTGGTAAATAAAAATCAATACAATTTATTAAAGATTGTTGAGCATCTCTTTCTAATTGTTCTATTGATAATTCAATACAATCCTCGTCATCACTAAGTGGTTTACCAAAATTAATATCATTTATTTGCCAGTTTCTACGCTGAGAATAATATTCCATTGATTTTACAAACTTTGTTTTGATTCTATTTAATAAGATTTCAAAACTTTCTATTTGGAATTCTTCTTTTATTAAGTTGATATAATCAATTCCATCTTGTTCTTTTCCTTTACAAAATAAAAAGTATTGAAGTATTTTTTCTAATTCTAATTTATCTATAAAAACATTAACATAATAAATTACATCATCTCTGAAGTTTTTCTTATCAAGAAATAAAGATAATCTTTTTTCTAAATCTTTATTTTCTCCCTTTGCTCTATTTGGTAGAATTCTAATTTCAGTTCGTGAAGGTGAAATTTCATGTATCCACATATCATCTCCTTCTTTTGCATCAGAACCAACTCTTCGATTTAAAAGAGTAACTTGTGTTTTAAATATTCCATTTGAATATCCAGCTTCTCTAATTAATTTTTCAATATCTACTATAAATTCAGGAGTACCATCTTTCTTTTTGGTAAATTGATTATCAGATATTATAAAATACTCTTCAATGTTTGCATCATTAATATGAATATATCTTACTAATTTTTCATCTTCACCTTGTGGTAGTTGATTTTCACTCGAATCAAATAATATAAATTCGATCATATCAGAACAACCTAACCCAAAGTTAGATTTAGATATTTCTTTTTCAAATACCTTTCTATCATCAGAGTCAACCTTGTACCCTTTTCTATCGATTATATCTTTAAATCCTTTTATTGCCATAATATTTTAGTTTCCAGAACCACCTTTTCTACGTTTACGATAGAATTGTGCGTTTAGTTTAAAAGATTTACCACCTACTGTAACTGTTATTTCATCTGTAAAGGTTTTCTTTCTTCCTTTTGGTGAATTTACGTTTCTAATTTTTTTAACTGTTAACTGAGCAACTCCTGCTGTTGTACCACTTCTTTTTGGAATAGTTCCACTTGATTTACTAAATCCTATCCATGGTTGTCCATGTCCTCCTGATTTTGCTTTAGAACTAATTGACCAACTTACTTCTTTTTCATCATCTAAGTTAATTATTTCTAAATTAGTTCCATTCTTACTCCATCCATTTGATTTTTTAAGAGACTGAAATTTAAAATCAAAATCATCTGTTGTTCTATTAACTACTTTAACACCCGAATCTCCCGATGTTTGTGCTCCTTCAGCTGCTTCTGCATTTGATGCTGCTGCTTCTTGTGAAGCCGCTATTGCTGCAGTTGCTGCTGCTTGATTTACAGCTTGTTGTTGTAATGTTATAACTAAATCTTTTTGAGCCTCAAGTAGTGATTTTAACGTAGCCTTTTGTGCTTGTAATCCTCGAACTTGTGCAGTAAGAGAAACTCTCTCTATACCTTCCTTAGTACCCTTGATAACTGCCTGTTGGAAGTTATCTAACAATGCCGAATATCTTTCGTTTGTTATCTGTGATTCATTCTCTGCAGCTGCTTTTTGTAGTTCTGCAGAATCTAATGATACCTCAAGTCCTTGTATTTCAGCTACTTGTCTTTCGTTTATAGATATCTGTTCGTTTAATTCTCTTCTTAAATCTTCTAATTCAGTTATCTTTTCATCATATTCTCTTAAAAGTTTAGTATAAATTCTTTTAAGAACATAATCTGGTTTTTTCTTTTTGTTGGGTTTTATTAACTCATCAACCTTTACATCAACTGCCTTTACTAACTCATCTTCATTATATTTAGGTTTTTCTAAATATCCTGATGTTTCTCCACTAAAGGAAGTTTGTCCTTCAACTTCTACTTCATCAAATTCATCAGAATCAACCCAATCAGATTTGTATCTTGGTGATATTTGTTTTCTTTTAATTGGTTTTGAACCAAATGGAATTATTTTTTTTACTTTACTAAATGGAGCTACTTGTTTACCATCCTTCTTACGCACAAGAATACTACCAGTTTTTTTATCTCTGGTCTTATCTATTGCTTTAGAACCTTTTGTTAAAAGTTCGTTTAGTCTGTAATCTTCAGGTTTAGCTGCCATTTTATAATTCTACGGTGAAAAATAAATCCTTGTCTTCAAAGTATTCTATTACACCATCTCTATTTATTTTTATTTCAATATAATAATCTCTATTGATTTCCCAATTTGTTAAATTTAATTTAAAGAAGTGTCCATTTGCATCACAACTAACCTTAGTATAGTTATCATCGAATGGAACAACCACTTCACCAGTTACTATATCTCTAATTTGATAGCATGTAGTTGTTGGTAAATATTTAACATCTGTATATGAATATTGATTGGTATAAGTTTTAAGAGGATATTTCTCTCTTGCAAAAACTCTGATTGTAGGTTTACTTCCCCTCTTATACGAAGTTTTTAATCTCTTGAAAGTTACATGGATATCATCCGATGTAAGTTCTGTAAGAGAACCAGTATTATAAGTAGAATCATCCCAACCAATTCTTAATTTAGGTTGGTATATAGTATTTGTTTCTTTTGAAAAGAATTTTAACTGTCCATAATCTTCAGTATCATTTTCTAATGCTGAATCATGCATTAGGATTAGTCCATTATTTGGGAATGTACCAGCCACCCACTTATTAATTGGTTCTAATATGTTCATTGCCATATCAGTTGATTGATATTCAAATGATTGAGATACTGCCGAACCAGTTAGCCACATTCCTCCCTTACCATTAAATGAACCTGAACTTTCTAATGAAGCCGAACCAATTAGCCAATTATCTGAAGTTGTTCTTTTGTTCCAAGTACAACCAACAGTTGATATTTTATCAAATCTAGTACCAATACCAACATCCCATGATTGAGAAACTATATAACCATATAGTGTATAATCAGTTGGTATTTCTATTGATTCACATTCTCTAAGTAGTAAATCTGCAGCTGATGCCGTTATTTCTCCACTTGTGATTTTAGAAGATATTTCATTTGTATTAAATTGAATTAATGTATGTGCAATATCTTTTAAATTACCATAATATGTTTTAGATATTTCCAATATCTCATCTCTACCAGTATTTTGAGATGGTTGTTGTAAATAAATTGTTGAATCTTTTGATGCTGTTACGAAATAATACATTATATAACCCTCCCTTTTAAATCTTTGTTAGGAAACTTAACTTCAAATATCGATGGGTCTAAAGATGGATAAACCATTTTACCTTTAGTTGCATCTTCAATATTATATGAATGTTCTGAATAGTTTCCTAAACACTTGTTAGTGATTTCGCATTTTGGTACTGATTGAACTCCTTCAACACCTGCGATTAATAACTCTACTTCAGATATATTAATTGCCATATTAAATGTCCAATTATCTATATCAAAGTAATTTGCCAATTCTTGTTGTACTTTAACTAATACTTCTCTTTTATTATATCCACCATAAGTTCTTATTTCAAAATCTACTCCGATGTTTATAACATATCCATCAATTAAGTTAACACCATCAGTTAACATTCTAAATTCACTAATATATGTTTTTAGATTTTCTTTAACTGCTTGATTTAATGTTGATATATTTTTATTATTATCATATCCAAGTATATATAAATTAATTGCAAATGGATTATTTTTTTCATTTACATTACCTTTCTTAGAACCTAAAAACTTAGTTACCTGATCTTTCATTTCTTGTTCGGATAACTTTTTATCTTTTAGTGATTCTACCAATCCAACAAACTCATCAAGTGAAGCTTGATTGTTTAATATAGAGGCAGGAGAGTTATTATCTAACTCACCATCTGGTGCACAATATGCTTTTGCAACTCCACCGAACTTAGGAGGTAGTGATAATGCTCTTACTTGATAATCTTTTCTTGTTACTGCTCTGTTTTGTGAACCGAAGTTTGCAAGTGAGTTTTCTCTAATCTCTTCAATCGTATCTGCTCCCTTTCCTCCTGTTCCTGTTTCTTCATTATCACAAGCTACTGAGTTTTTAGATACTCTATATAAAGCTAATTCATTATTTTGGAATGATGTATTATCTTCATCAAATTCAATTGTTTCAATATTATTTAATTCACCAACACCAACATTTGATTCAACACCACCACCAACTAAGTAAGATATTGTAAACTTACCAGTAGGAGCCTGTCCATATGATTTAGTTTTTAAAAAGTTTGCTGGGTCAAATGATGCTCCCATTTTATCAATAGAGTTATTTAATCCCAATCCTACATTTTTAAAATTAGGAATTAATAATTCATCACCAGATGTAGAGTTACCTCCACCAAATACTAATGATGTTGTATTATCTTCATTTACTTTAGTTGTAAATCTTCTTGATGTTTTTATTACTTTAAGAACATTTGGTACAGATTCTTTAAATTGAGCCAAATCTTTATCAGTTTGTTCTGAATTAGCATATTCAACATATACCATCTCTTGTGCCAAATAAGGAACATTATACCACTTATTTCCACTTGAATCTCTAACATCATATATGTCAATTACATTATCTTCTCCTAATTGTATTTTAGAAAATTGTTCAGGTGATGAACCAAAATCAAATTCAATTGTTCTAAGTTCAGCAGATATTGCATTTACAGATTTTTTTAATAAATAAGAAGTAGGTGTCCCATCATTACTTTGATATATAGAAATTTCTCTTTCATCTTCTACTGCAAAATCAAGTAGTTCAGATGTTCTAAAAGAAGTTGTTGATGTGGATGATTTAACTACCATACCTTCTTTGATTCTTAAACAATAATCTAAATCTGGCTTAACTTCGTCTCCAGTTCCAGTTGATGGTACTGTTTGATATACTGCTAATTTTACAATCGAAGGTGAAGTTACTTTTGGTTTATATCCAAGGTATTCGGCTAATGCAACTACATTCTGTTTATCTTCAGAATATAACATTAACGATTCTTTTAATGTATCATCTGTATAATAAGATAAAACATCACCAAGGTAAGATGCCATTTCTATGAACATCATTCCAGGAGAAGATTCGTTAAAATCAGAATAGGTTTGTGGGAAATATGTTTTTGCGTAATCTATTAGATTCTCTCTAAATTTAGAGAAATCTTTATTAAGGTATTTTATATCCCTACCTTTATTCGATTTTTTTGTTGAACTATTTAATGCCATTTATTTATCCCTCTACCGTAAATGTTAATTCTTGAGATTCAAATTGTCCACCAACAGAAAACTTTAATTTAATTCCTGCTGTATTTCTATCTTTCATCTCGTCTGTCATATCTACTTCTATTTCTTCTATATCAATATAAGGTAACCAAAAATTAACACTATCTGTTATTACTGATTCAAGTTTTCCTTCTAAATTATCTGTCATTTGATCAAATAATAATCCTTGAAGTCCTGTTCCAAACTCTGGTTGGAAAATTCTCTCACCTTTATTTGTTAATAGTAAATTTTTTAAATTACTTTTTGCTTGTTCAAACGATGAAAATGCTTGATTAAAATAACCACTATTACCTTTCATGACAGGCAAAGTAATTCCATACGCGTGGTTCGAAAACTCTTCGGTATCTTTTACTATTTTTTTGTCAAGAATGTAAGCCATCTATTTGTTTCTTATATTATCTCTTAAACTTTTTAACAAGTTCAGAGTTATCTCTATTTAATATTCTATCTAAACCAGGTAAACCAGTTTGAACTCCTAATCCAGTTTTAGTTGGGTTTGTTCCTATTGATTGATATCCCATTTTTTGTGCCATCTGAGCTCTTAACGCTTCAGGACCACCTGCTCCTAATGATGTATCCATATTAACTGTTTGGTCAATATCTGGTTCTGCATCCATATACGATGGTATATGTGTGTTTTCCTGTACCATTGGTTGTTGTTCTGTTTTTGGTAAATTATCTAATACAGATTTAGTTCCTCCTCCTGGTACTCCTCCACTTGCTCTTTGAGCTTTTGAAAATGGAGTTGTTTGATTCAATACTTGATTTAAAACTGCATTCTTTGAGAAAGTTCTCTGTGGTGCTTGTATGTTTTCTTGTATTGGTACAACAGTTGCTGATTGTTCGTTTCGAAGAACTTCGTTTGCCATATCAAATGGATCGATTTCTTTTATTGGTTGTATATTTTTTTTAGTCTTTACCTTTGATTCTGATAATACTTTCTTAACAGATTCTTTTAATATCTTAGGAAAGGTTTTAGACAAAAAATGTTCTTGTCTTTTGGCTACTTCCGCCTCGACAAGTGTTTTTATTACTTTAATTAATTGCTTATTATTCATTTCTAATTCTTGTTATCTTAATATAAATATATCTTTGTTAATTTTATGGTTCTAAATATCTATGGAATGCTAAATCCAGTACCCAATACAACTCCAGGTGCAGGTGTTGGGCCTGTTGGGCCGGGATATAATGAAACAGTTGAATACATAAATTGTGGTGTTAATACATGAGTCATCATTCCCGCTACTAATATGTTTAAAAACATACCACTATCATCAGTTGGAGGATTTGGCCCGACTGGAGTCCATGTTCCTGGTGATGTACACATTGCTGATGTAGAAGATACATTTACAAGAGAACCTGGGGCTGGAATAAGTGGAGGCATTAAAATTAAAGTTGAGCCCGTCCAATATCCTACTACAGCCTTTCCTATATCATCTGCAAAAGTATGTGTTCCTGATTGTTTACCTAGAGCTGTCATACAAGCAATGGTTACCAAAGATTCCATTAAAGAAGTATTTCCTTTCTGTATAGGAACATTGTTTGCTAATTGAACTCCTCTTTGAATACACATATGGTATTCTTGTGTAATCTTTTTTGCAAAATCTTTAAAATCTTTAATACCATCTTGATTTTGCATATAGGCCATCATACTTTGTTTAAATAGTGGAAAGGCCATGAGTTATTCTGTATAGTTAAGTGTGGATAATATGGTATCTAATTTACCTTTAATCTTATTGAAGTCACCACGATTATTTGGTCCTGTCATTGTAGGCCCAGCTGGTGTTGAGAATATTTGAGCATTTATGGCCTCAATTAATTTTTCCAATAGTTCTTTTAAAGTTTCTCCTCGGACTAATGGTTCATCGACTGAGTTTGTATTTAGATATATCTCTCCACTTCCTCCCTCTGGATTTATTGTAAAATTATTATCGTTGGTGGTAATTAAAACATCACCATTGAAATCCATATCAGCTCCATCTAATCCATTATCTATTGTAAGTTTACCATCTGATATAAATGAATAGTTTCCTT